ATCGTATTGAAGTTATTGAGCGAGGAGTAGTAGAGACTATCCAAAGTTGCAATGAAATGTATGGACATAAGAGTTGGGAACGTGATTAAAGGAGGAACGACCATGAGAAAACCTAATTGGAAAGATGCCCCTGAGTGGGCTAGTCATGTAGCAATGGATGATGACTATACTTGGTGGTGGTATGAAAAGGAACCCACTTGGAATGAAGATTTTGGGAGCGGTGAACAATGGTGTGTGTCTGATTCTCGTATAGAGATTGCAAACATAACAGACGATAACCTACCTACTGCCCCAAATACACTGGAGAAACGACCATGAGTAAGATAGGAAACTATGTATTAGGAGAGATAGAAGAAAATGCTGACGCTAGATATAGAAACGACTATGGCTATGAACCACATATGGTGTTGTGGTATACATATCTCAGGAGAAAAGCGAGAGAGGGTCTTGCTAAATCCCATGCAGTTAGAGCAGCATATACATGGAACACAGGTTATAACAGGCCACAACATAGTTAGCTTTGATGCCCCTAAGATCAAAGAGCTATGGCACCTAAGTATTCCTAGCTGGAAGTTAAGAGACACGCTTCTTATGTCTCGACTATGGAACCCTAGACTAGAAGGAGGCCACTCATTAAGAGCATGGGGAGAGCGTCTTGGTTATGCTAAAGGTGACTTCACTGATTACGATGGTGGAATGTCAGAAGAAATGATCTCTTATTGTAAGCAAGATGTTTCTATTACTGTTAAGTTAGAAGACTATTTAACCAAGGCATTAGCCAAGGATAAGTTCTCTGAGGAATGCGTTAAGCTTGAACATGATGTTGCTGTTATTACTCAGCAGCAAGAGATCAATGGCTTTAAGCTAGACTTAGTAAGAGCTAATCAATTATTAACTGACCTCATGGAGAGAATGAATGTCCTCGAACGAGAAGTACAAGAAGTCTTTCCACCCTTGGTGGAGAAACGAGTCTCGGAAAAGACAGGAAAGCAACTCAAAGATAAAGTCACAGTCTTTAACCTCGGAAGCAGAAAGCAAATTGCCTACCGCCTCCAAGAAAAAGGAATAGTATTTAAAGACCAGACTGAGAAGGGTAACATCATTGTTAATGAGAAGACCTTAGCATCAATTGATCTACCAGAAGCAAGGCTTATAGGTGAATACCTAACCTTACAAAAACGAGTAGGTCAGATAGATAACTGGGTCAATGCAGTAGCTGATGATGGTAGGGTACATGGTCGTGTTATAACGAATGGTGCTGTCTCTGGACGGATGACTCACCAGACTCCTAACATGGCTCAAGTACCTGCTAGTAAGCACGACAAGAAGACAGGTGAGTTGTTGTGGGGTAGAGCCTCTTGGTATGGTACTGACTGTAGATCTTGTTGGATTGTAGAAGAAGGTAATGTGTTAGTTGGTATAGATGCTTCTGGCTTAGAGCTACGAATGCTTGCCCACTACATGAATGATAAGTCGTATGTTGAGCAGATATTAGATGGTGATATACATTCGTATAACCAGAAGATGGCTGGCTTAGATACGAGAGATCAAGCGAAGACCTTCGTGTACGCTCTGATTTATGGTGGAGGTGTAGCTAAGATTGGACAGATCGCTAATGGCTCTGCTCGTAAGGGTAAGCAATTGATTGATCAGTTCATGAAGAACCTACCAGCATATGCCAACCTCAAGAAGCGAGTGTTGACCGCTATGCGTAAGAATGGTACACTACAAGGGCTGGATGGGAGGAGACTACGTGTAGAATCTGAACACAGTGCATTAAATTTCTTATTACAATCAGCAGGTGCTGTGATAATGAAGAAAGCTTTAGTCATATTACATAGCAAACTAATTGAGAACCGTATCTGGTTTAAGTTAGTAGCTAACGTACATGATGAATGGCAAATAGAAACTACCAAAGAGTATGCTGAAATGGTAGGGCAGTTAGGAACTCAAGCTATCAAGGAAGCTGGTGAAAGTTTTAATATGAATTGTCCATTAGACGGTGACTACAAAGTTGGTACCACTTGGGCAGAAACACACTAGAGTTTCCTAGGAAACTTCGCAATTAGGTCTAGTGTACTTTTAATTAATAAGGAATAAAATCCATGCAAAATACTAATCAAGCAATTAAGATCCAAGCCGTAGCTTACTGGTTCTCTTTCCTAGAGAAGAATGAGATGTCCGATAAGTATCAAGTTGATGTAAGTCAGCTATCTGAAACTCAAGTAGATCGCTTGGAAGGTCTAGGTATTAATGTTAAGAACAAAGGTGATGACAGAGGTTACTTCGTAACTGCTAAGTCTACCAATCGTGCTCCTCGTGTAGAAGATACTGAAGGGTTCGCAGTGACTGAGCCTGTAGGTAATGGCAGTAAGGTTACGTTCATCATTAAGCCTTATGATTATAACTTCAAAGGTAAGACAGGTGTTGGTGTTGGTTTATCCAAGGCTCGTGTTGATGATCTAGTAGTCTTCAATAAAGAAGATGCTGGCTTCGATGATGTACCTGAGTTATAAATGTTAATTCTCATAGACGCTGATATCTTTTGTTATCGTATCGGCTTCGCCTGTGAGGAGGAGAGTGAGTCAGTTGCTTGTAAGACTATGAGTAACTACCTCACTAACATCATTGAAGATTTGGTGATGGACTCTGACGATGAAGAACATGAGGTTGAACTGTACCTAACTGGTTCAGATAACTTCCGCTTCGATTACGCTGTTACTGCAGAGTACAAAGGTAATCGTAAGAAGAATAAGAAACCTCAACACATCTCTGCGCTGCGTGATCATTTGATTGCCCAGCATGGAGCTGTAGTTACTCAAGGTGAAGAGACAGATGACAGGATAGCGATCCGAGCTACACAAGAACCAGAAGCAATAATCGTTTCTTTAGATAAGGACTTTTACCAACTGGTGTGTGGACATTACAACTTTGTTAAGAAGAAACTCTTTTATATTACTAAAGAAGAAGCTGTGTTTAATTTCTATATGCAATTCTTAGTTGGTGATACTGCTGATAACATCATGGGTGTTAAAGGCATTGGCCCTAAGAAAGCTGAGAAGCTTTTAGAAGGTAAGACTGAGTTAGAAATGTATGCTATCTGTGTAGATAAACTTGGAAGCGAAGAACGCGCTCTTGAAAATGGAATACTTCTGCACTTACGTAGGGAGGATAATGAGATATGGCAACCACCAAAACCCGTAACAACGGACGATGGACAGAAGCAAGACACAAATCATTTATAATCTCTGCGTTACGTGGAGCACATAGTAAATGGGGAGTTAAAGCGGATGTTAAAAAACTTGCTAGAGTTTCTACAGGGCGGTATGTATGCGCTGAGTGTGGCAATGTTGGCCCAGCTACTCTACCACCTTTGGATGGGCAGAAGCGTAGAAGGAACAATGCTGCTGTTGATCACATTGAGCCTGTCGTGGAGCCTGCTGAAGGATTTCAAGATTGGAATACATACATAGAGCGTATGTTCTTAGAGCTAAATGGTTATCAAGTCCTGTGTCATGATTGTCATAGCACAAAGACTAAAGAAGAACGAGTAGTACGAACTGAAATGAGGAGAAAGAAATGAGACATCTAGTAATACCGGATACTCAAATCAAACCTGATAACAACACAGACCATATGACTTGGGCTGGTAAGTATGCAGTTAAAATGAAACCAGATGTTATCATCCATCTTGGTGATCATTGGGACATGCCTAGCCTAAGTAGTTATGACGTGGGTACTAAAAGCTTTGAAGGTAGGCGGTACACTAAAGACATTGAAGCAGGTAATGCAGCAATGGATAAGTTGTTAGCTCCTATTAGACGAGAACAAGAACGTCTGAAAGAGAACAAGAAGAAGCAGTGGAACCCTCGCTTAGTATTCTTATTAGGCAACCATGAGTATCGTATCATACGTGCTATCGAAAGTGATCCTAAGATAGATGGACTCATTAGTTATAATGATTTCAATCTAAACGGATGGGAAGTGCAAGACTTCTTAGACCCTATTGTTATTGATGGTGTTGCCTACAGTCACTACTTCACTTCAGGTGTGATGGGTAGACCAGTATCCTCTGCTAAGTTACTTCTACATAAGA